GCCGATGCGGCTCGCCGCCTTGGGCGTGAGGTCCGCTCCCCCATCGATGAGTTCCATCTCAATGACTCGATCCGCGAAATCGTGGCGGCGCTGCCCCCCGATCTCGCCGACTTGTGCCGTGCGCTGCAGGAAGACTCCGCAGTGTCGACCGCTCGCGGCCTGGGCATTTCCCGTCGTCAGCTGCGCAATCGCATCGCCGAGCTTCGTGTGCGATTTGCCGCCGCGGGCTTCGAGACGTTTTGACCAAAGCGGACAGCGGCCCTGCGGACGGCGTATGTAGCCGGGGAGCAGCACCCCAGTGTGCAGCGAGGAGTTCACCATGACCACCGGCGTGTACCGCTTCACCCTCGACAAGGACATCGCCCTCACCGACGCGGAAGCAACGCTGCACCTAGCGATGATCGCCGCCGAGGGGCTCTTCGGCAACGCGATCGTCCGCATGGACGTGAGCTTCGCGGCGGACCAGGCCAGCCGAAGCCTGACCGTCGATGGCACCACGCCGGTGGGCGCAGCGGTTGTCCGCATGTTCACTTCACTGATGCTCCGCGAGTTCGGCGAGGACGCCTTCACCGTCCGGCGCGTGAAGGCGTCCTCAGCCGAGCCCACGGCGGCGGCAGCGTGATCACGCCACTTCCGCTCGTCCGCCTCGGCCAAGGCGCGTTCACCCGCGACATCTGGCCTGAAGACATCGATCCCACTTTCTGCAATCACGGAGATTCCATGCCCACGACCGCACCCGCAACCCTAATGAACCAGATCAGCAAGGGCCGCAAGGCCCGTCCCCGCCGCGTGATGCTGTACGGCACTCACGGCATCGGCAAGAGCACCTTCGGCGCGATGGCCGAGAAGCCCATCTTCGTTCCGACCGAGGACGGTCTGGCCGACATCGACTGCGAGTCGTTCCCGCTCGCCCGCAGCCTCGGCGAAGTGATGGCGGCGCTCGAGTCCCTGTACTCGGGTGACCACGACTACCGCACCGTCGTCATCGACAGCCTTGATTGGCTCGAACGCCTCATCTGGGGCGAGGTCTGTGCCGACGAGAGCGTCGAGAACATCGAGAAGATCGGTTACGCGAAGGGCTTTGCCTTCGCGGTCGACAAGTGGCGTGCAGTGCTCGGCGCGCTCGATGCGCTCCGCAGCGATCGCGGCATGACGGTGGTCCTCATCGCGCACGCCAAGATCGAGAAGTTCGAGAACCCCGAGACTGTGCCGTACGACCGCTACTCGCCGCGCCTTCACAAGCTCGCGTCGGCGCTCGTGCAGGAGTGGGCCGACGAGGTGCTCTTCGCCACGTACAAGGTCCACACCATCAAGGTCGACGAGGGGTTCAACAAGGCCAAGCACAACGGCGTTTCCACCGGCGAGCGGATCATCCGCACCGTCGAGCGGCCAGCGCACGTCGCCAAGAACCGCTTGGGTCTGCCTGAAGAGATCCCGCTGGACTACCGCGTCTTCGCGGCGCTCGTTCGCGGCGAGGACCCCTCCGCCGCCGTCGCCACACCTGCCCCCACCACCGACAACACCGCTGCGGCCTGAGCGCCGTTGCCGTTGTCCATCCTTCATCCGTCCATCACCAATCGCAAAGGAACTGACTCATGGCCACGCTGAACAACTTTGATGCAAACCAGGTTGACCCGTCCGTCGCGCTCGATCCGCTCCCCGCGGGCAAGTACCTCGCCGTCGTCTCGGAGTCGGAGCTCAAGCCGACCAAGACCGGGGGCGGCAAGTACCTGCAGCTGACTTTCCAGATCATCGACGGCGAGTTCAAGGGCCGGCTCGTCTGGGCCCGCCTCAACCTCGAGAACAAGAGCGAAATGACGGTGAAGATCGCTCGCGGCGAGCTCTCGGCCATTTGCCGCGCCATCGGCGTGATGCAGCCCAAGGACTCGGTCGAGCTCCACAACGTCCCCCTGGAGATCAACGTCGGGCTGAAGAAGCGCGACGACAACGGTGAGTTCACCAACGTCATCAAGGGCTACGCCAAGAAGGGCGGCGGCGGTTCGCCTGTGAGCGCCCGCGCTCCCGTCGGCGTCGGCCCGGGGAGCACTCCGCCCTGGAAGCGCTGAGTCCATCTGGTCGCGTCCTCGAGCTCCCGTACCCGCCCAGTGTGAACCACATCTGGCGACGGATGGGCTCGAGGACCGTGCTGAGCCGCGAGGGTCGGCGCTACCGCGCAAGCGTGTGCGCCGCCCTCGCGGTGATGCGTGTGGTGCGGATGAACGGTCGGCTGGAGGTGCGTGTCACCGTCTGCCCGCCCGACAACCGCCGCCGCGACCTGGACAACGTGCAGAAGGCCCTGCTCGATGCCCTTGCCAAGGGCGGTGCGTACCGCGACGACTCGCAGATCGATCGGCTGGTTGTTGAACGTGGCCCGGTGACGCCGGGCGGCAAAGTGCTGGTGGAACTCACAGAGATCAAGCCATGACTGTCCCGTGTCCACTCTGCGGCAGTACCAATCAACGCTTCGGCTTCTGCTGTGCGCCATGCCATGCACGCTACATGGCGGAGCAGCGCAAGAAGTGGAGCGCGCCGGCAACGGGCGTGAATCAGCCCGAGCGCGTCGGATCATGTTCGCCGAGCACCGAGGCTCGTGCCTCTTCATTGTCCCTGCCGGGACGCCCCGATCCATGCTGGGCTTCCGATGAACAGGTCGGATTGTGGTCGGTCTGCGTGCGAGCGCTCGAGGAGGCGGCGTGCTGATGGAGCTTCGCACCTACCAATCCGAATCGATCGCTGCGGTGTACGAGCACCTGCGGACCCGCGACGACAATCCGTGCGTGGTGATCCCGACCGGCGGGGGCAAGACGCCGGTGATCGCCACGATCTGCCGCGACGCCGTCGGCCACTGGGGCGGACGCGTCGTGCTGCTGGCGCACGTGAAGGAACTTCTCGAGCAGGCGGCCGACAAACTCCGCGCTATCGCGCCCGACGTGCCGATGGGCATCTACTCGGCTGGCCTCAAGCGCAAGGACCTCGGCTACGCCGTCACGGTCGCGGGCATCCAGAGCATCTGGAAGAAGGCGTGCGACCTCGGCCCCGTCGATCTCATTATCGTCGATGAGGCGCACATGGTCCCCGCCGAAGACGACGGGATGTACCGCCAGTTCATCGCTGACGCCAAGGTGGTGAACCCCAACGTCCGCATCATCGGGCTGACCGCCACGCCGTACCGCATGAAGTCGGGCTCGATTTGCGCCGCGGAGAACATTCTCAACCACGTCTGCTACGAGGTCGGCGTCCGCGAGCTGATCGTGCAGGGATTCCTGTCGCCGCTCAAGACCAAGGCGGGCCTGCAGAAGATCAGCACCGCCGACCTGCACATCCGCGCCGGCGAGTTCGTCGCCAGCGAGGTCGAGGACCTCATGGACAAGGAGGGGCTGGTCGAAGGGGCGTGCGCCGAGATCGCCGAGCACACCAAGGACCGCAGCGCCACGCTGATCTTCTCGTCGGGCATCCGCCACGGCCAGCACATCGTCGATGTGCTCAAGACCAAGCACCGCATCGAGTGCGGCTTCGTCACCGGCGACACCCCCGACGGCGTGCGTGCGGCAATCCTCGGGCGCTTCCGCTCGGGCGAGCTCAAGTACCTGTGCAACGTAAACGTGCTGACGACCGGCTTCGATGCTCCGCACATCGACTGCGTGGCGCTCGTGCGCCCGACCATGTCGCCGGGCTTGTACTACCAGATGGTGGGTCGGGGCTTCCGGTTGCATCCGGGCAAGTCCGACTGCCTCGTGCTCGATTTCGGCGGCAACGTGCTCCGCCACGGACCGGTCGACGCCATCCGCATCGCCACCGACGATCGCGGCGACGGCGAAGCGCCCGCGAAGGAGTGCCCCAACTGCCAGGCCCTAATTGCGGCGGGCTACCAGACCTGCCCGCAGTGCGGCCACCAGTTCCCCGAGCCCAACCGCCAACAGCACGAGGCGAAGGCGAGCACCGAGGGCATCCTCAGCGGTCAGACCACTCGCGAAGAGCACCGCGTCAGCGAGACGACGTACCACGTGCACTACAAGCGCAGCGACCCGTCCGCGCCGCTGACCATGCGCGTCGAGTACCGCGTCGGCTTCAACCGCTTCTTCCGCGAGTGGGTCTGCTTCGACCACACCGGATACGCGCGCACGAAGGCGGAGGCCTGGTGGCGGGCTCGCTCGGTCGAGCCGGTGCCCGGCGGGACGGAGGAGGCGGTCGAGATGGCCAAGGCCGGGGCGCTCGCCCCGACGCTCTCGATCACCGTCGAGAAGAAGGCCGGCGACCAGTTCGAGCGCGTCACGCAGCACGTGCTCGGCGATAAGCCCCCGCGCCTTGACAGCGAAGAAGGCCTGCCGGACCGGCCGCCGGAGCCCGCGGGCATGACGTACGGCATCCCCGAAGACGAAATCCCCTTCTGAACAAGGAGTACCACATGATCACGATCACGATTGAAGAGACCGACAAGGACGGGCAGTTGCTCGGACGCCACGTGGTTTCCGCGCCCATCGACAAGAACGACACCAAGGGCATCGGCTCGCTGCTGGCGCGGAGCGTCGGCGGCCTGATGTACCACACCGAAGCCCGCGCGGAGATCCCGCTGCTGATCGCGGCCGCAGGCACGCACCGGGCCAGCTCGTGCACGCGGGCGATCGGCCACGCGGCGGGCCTGGCCACCGGGACTTACTGCTTCGACCTGGCGATCAAGCCCGTCATCGAGATCGACCGCCTGCTGGACTACCGCGCCAGCAAGCGCGACCGCGAGACCGCGGCGCAGACGCTCAAGATCATGGGCGCCACCATCCGCCGCCGCGAGGACAACGAATAAGCGATGAGCGATGGCCCCTCCATCCTGCTTGAGTCGGCGCGCACGTACCTCGCCCGCGGGTACGCGGTGATCCCCGTGCCCGCGCGGAAGAAGATCCCCGTGCTCAAGGGCTGGACGGACCTGCGTCTTTCCGAAAGCGACCTGCCGTCGCACTTCAACGGCACCGGCAACATCGGCGTGCTGCTCGGCGAGCCGAGCGGGTGGCTGGTGGATGTCGATCTCGACTGCGAGGAGGCGGTGGCGCTTGCGCCCAAGTTCCTCCCGCCGACGGGCGCGATGTCCGGGCGGCCGGGCAAGCCCGCGTCGCACTGGTGGTACGTGTGCGAGGGGATGAAGACCCGCAAGCACCAGGACCCGGTATCGAAGAAGATGATTGTCGAGCTGCGGAGCACCGGCGCTCAGACGGTCGTCGGCCCGAGCATCCATCCCAGCGGGGACCCCTACGACCCGCTCGACGGGGAGCCCGCCGTGGTCGACGCTGGCGAACTGGCCGCCGCTGTCCTGGCGCTGGCTGAGGCCGTGACCGAGGCGCGGCACGGGCGCAAAGAAGCAATCGTTTCACAACCGCCGTCACTACGAAGCGATCGCTTCCCAGCGGGCGACGCTGTGCTCCGCCGCGCCGCGGCGTACCTGGACCGCATCCCACCAGCGATCTCCGGCTCGGGCGGGCACAGTCAGACCTACACGGCCGCGACGGCGATGGTGCACGGGTTCGCCCTCGATCCCGAGGCGGCGTTTTCGCTGCTGTGGGATCGGTACAACCCGAAATGCGAGCCGCCTTGGTCTGAGAAGGAACTGCGGCACAAGGTGGCCGACGCCGCCAGCAAGCCGCACGACCGTCCGCTCGGCTGGCTCCGCGATGCTCAGAAGGCCGAGGATCTGGGTGGCGTCGATCTGTCGGGATTCATGGCAGCGCCGGCGAACGCGAGCGACGACACTGCTGCCTCGGACGACGACACGCCGGTCGATCCCGGACCGCTTCCCGAGCGGTACCTCGCGGTGCCGGGGTTCATCTCCGAGGTCATGGCGTTCAACAGGGAGACGGCCCACCGGTGGCAGCCGATGCTCGCGCTCGCCGGCGCGATGTGCCTGCAGGCCGTGCTCGCGGGCCGCAAGGTCCGCGACGAGCGCGGCAACCGCACGAATCTGTACGTCGTGTGCCTTGCCGGGTCCGGCTCCGGCAAAGACAACGCGAGGCTCATCAACAAGGCGGTGCTCTTCAAGGCAGGTCTCAACGGGCTCGAGGGGAACGAGGATCTCGCCAGCGATGCCGGGCTGGTCACCGCTGTCGAAGCCGAGCCGGCGATCCTCTTCCAGATCGACGAGTTCGGGCGATGGCTCCGCACCATTGGCGACCCGAAGAAGGCCCCGCACCTGTTCAACGTCATCTCGACGCTCATGAAGATGTACTCGTCGGCGCGGAGCGTCTTCAAGGGCAAGGCCTACGCCGATGCGAAGCGGAACAAGGTCATCGACCAGCCGTGCGTGTCGCTGCTGGCGACGACCGCGCCCGAGCACTTCAAGCACGCGCTCACGCCCGACGCCATGAGCGATGGGTTCATGGCCCGGCTCATCGTGTTCGAGACCGGCGAGATGCCTCCGCGCGTGTGGCAGCCCGAGAAGGACCCGCCGCAGGCGATCGTGGACGCGGCCACCTGGTGGGGCGCGTTCAACCCCGGCGGCAACCTCAGCCGGGAGCACCCCAAGCCCGTCGTCGTTCCGACGACCGACGACGCCCGCGCCGTGTTCAACCGCCTGGCGGCGCTCGCGGACGCGGAGATGGAGCGCCCGCGCGAGGATCTGCGGTCGATCTGGGCACGCGTCGAGGAGAAGGCCTGCCGCCTGGCGCTGATCTACGCCTGCTCCAAGAACCGTGAGAAGCCGGTCATCGATGCCGACGCGGCGGAATGGGCGTGCGGCCTGTCCGAGCACCTGACCCGTCGCGTGCTCTACCTCGCGCACGAGTATGTGTCGCAGGGCGAGTTCGACGCCAAGCAGAAGGCCGTCCTCCGCGCGATGCGGACGGCAGGCGGACGTATGACCCGGTCGCAGATGTGCCGAGTGACCCAGCACCTGACCCAGCGCGAGCGGGACGAGGTGCTTGAGAACCTCAAGGAGACCGGCCGCTTGAAAGAAGGGGTCGAGCCGACCGCTGGACGGTCAAGGAGGGTGTATGAACTCCTGCCGTAGCAGGTCAAAAACGCGGGTCGGGCGTGGCCGGACCCTTCTTTCACATTCTTCACGCGCGATCTCTCGGGCGGGCGGGAAGGGAGCAGAGAAGGAGGGGTTGAAGAAAGTGAAAGAAGGTATCTCTCTCCTTTCTATACCTTCCCCCACCCCTCCCCCGGCCCCCCGCCTCCCCACCGCAGCGCCCATGCAGGTCGTGTGCCAGGCCGCGCCTAGCGGGAGCCTTACAGCCGGAAGCCTTACGGGAGGGGAGGCGGATGGCGTTAGGTACTTCCCGGGCCAGATCGCGTGGCTAGGCCCGCGGGAACAGCCGCGCTTGGCAACAGAGTTTGTTGCTCTTGTCCGAGTCAAGGAAGGGGTGAAGGAATGATGTCTCTCCGCGATTCCAGCAGAGAACACAGGGAGCGATGCATCAGCCCCGAGGGGCTGATGCATCGCCGCGCCGACTCTGCCCCTCCCGCGGGCTGCGGTGCAACCGTGTCTGTGCTTGTGCCCGGCGGCGTGCGCGATGCGTGGGGGACGGGCCGGCCCTGGGACGTCACGGCTGGGGTACCTCGGCCTTGCTCGGCTTCGGATGTCGCGCCGCGCACAGAGTTGCGGCGCGCATCGGCATGGCAGTATCGAAGATTCATTCCAGCGGCTCTGTCCTGGCCCCTCAGCATTTCGCGGGGTGGTGCTGTGCCCACAGGACAGACATTCCGGAGGTGGCCGGACAGAGCCGACGCGTTCCACGTCATCACACCGAGAGCTTCCTGCTCACGCTTCCAGGCTGTGGTCCTCCTGACCCGCCGACCGTTGACTGCGCCGACGCTGGCGGCGGCCAGCGAACAGACGCTGTGGCTCGAAGTCCACGCCGTCCTTGGCGATGCGGTGCAGGGCGAGGCCCAGCTTCCGCATGATCGCCGTCAGTCCCTTCTTCTTGATCCCGCCATCGCGCTCGATCTTTGCGGCATACCAGCGGTTGACCGGCTCCTCCATCGTCAGCCGCATCGCCGCGAAGTGCAGCCAGCGCCGAGCGCGCGACGAGCCGCGCTTGCTGATGCGCTGCGGGCCCTGCACCGCGCCGCTGGATCGCTCGGTCAGATTCAGCCCCAGCGCCTTGAGGTACGCCCGGCCGCAGCTGTACTGGCCCGGGTCGCCGCCCTCGAGCCAGAGCACGCCCGCGGTCGCTGCACCCACGGCCGTTGCCATCCGCTTGACCACCGGGTGCTCCAGCGCCAGCCTGGCCAGATCGTCCTTGAAGCGACGCATGACCCGCTTGGCGCGGACGGCCTCCGCGGCGTAGTGCCGCACACGCGATGCGTCCTGCTCGCTCACGTCCACGCCGACCGTCTCCCGCGCGAGCTGCAAGATCCGCGTGATCCGCTCCGCCGGGATCATGTTGCGGCCCCAGCGCTTGAGCTGCTCAGCGGCGTTCGGATCGGCCGCGAGGGCCTTCGGCCCGCCGTAGTGCAGCAGAATGCGCGGCAGCGTCTGGCTTGTCAGCCACAGGTCCTTCTGGATCTCCGGCCAGTGCGCCGCCAGCCAGGCCTCGATGCGGTTGAACCACGCGATCATCTGCCGCTGGTACGCGTCACCCAGGTCCGCCGCGAGCGCGAGCCGCTGCTCCCAGCTGTCGGCCTCCGGCCACGGCCAGAGCCTGCTCTTGCCGATCGCCACGAGTTCGGCGATCAGCGCCGCGTCCTTGCCGTCGTGTTGGCTGGGCACGCCGTCGAAGACCTCCGCGTAATCGTGCGAGACCTTGGCGCTCACGCGGTGGACGGTGATCCCCGCGCGATGGCACGCCTGGCGGAAGACATCGCCGTAGCGGCCCGTCGGCTCCAGCGCGACGATCAGGTCGCGGCCCGCGCCCAGGCTCCGCAGCAGCTCGATCCCGAGCCCGATCTGACTCGGCTGGCGCACACGGATCGGCCGCAGGAACGTCCCGTCGGCCCAGCGCGGCACCAGCCGCAGGTCCGACTTGCTCACATCGACGCCGATCGCCAGGGCCTGGCCGTCGCGTCCTTGCACCAAGCCCGCCATGTCCAAGGCCTCTACGGCCCGCGTCGAGTAGGATTGCGCCATCGGGATGACCTCCTGCATGTGGGCGGCGGCGCTTCAAGGCTGCCTCAACCCACTTTTCTGAGGCATCCCGTTTTCCTTGCGCACGCCTACAAGCCGGAAGGTATAGCCATTTCGCCCGTCCGAGCGCGGGGCGGGCGTCTGGCGGGGTTGGTAGAGCCGCCCGCCAGGAACGCGACGTGGGCCAACGTGGGCGGACCCGTGGCCAACCGGCGTCGCCCGTAGCGGACTAGAAGCGAGCGGTATTCCGCAACGGACGGGCCCGACTGCCCGAGCGACCCAGCCAACCAACCAGCGATCCACCGATCCCCGGACCCACCGCGTGTGCGGCGGGCCACCTCGACGCCCCATGCGCCGCGCCGGCGCTCACGACGGAGATCGCTATGAACATCGAAACGCTTCCCATCGACGCGGTCCACGAGTACGACCGCAACCCCCGCACCATCAACGACGCCGCTATCGACGCGGTCGCTAAGAGCATCGAGGCGTTCGGCTTCAAGGTGCCGATCCTGATCGACGCCGACGGCGTGATTATCGCCGGGCACACGCGGCTTCGCGCCGCTCGGAAGCTCGGGCTCAAGGAGGTGCCGACCATCCGCGCCGATGATCTGACGCCGGAGCAGGTCAAGGCGCTGCGCATCGCCGACAACAAGGTCGCCACGCTGACCTCGTGGGACATGGAACTCCTGCCGCTGGAGCTTGCCGACCTCAAGGGCGTGGACTTCGACCTCGCGCTGCTCGGCTTCAGCGCCGAGGACCTCAGCGCCATCATGGCCCCCGCCGGCAATGAGGGCCTCACCGATCCCGACGACATTCCTGGGCAGCCCGACGCCGCGACCACCGTTCCCGGCGACATCTGGGTGCTCGGCAACCACCGCCTGATGTGCGGGGACTCATCGAAGCCCGAAGACCTGGACCGTCTGCTTGATGGCCAGGCGATCCATCTCGTGAACACGGACCCGCCGTACAACGTGAAGGTCGAGCCGCGATCGAACAACGCGATCGTCGCCGGCCTGAGCTCGTTCGCGCTGCCCGGCAAGGCAGACCAGCACGACCAGCAGAGCGCCGACCTCAACCGCTACCCGGAGAAGAGCCGCGCGACGCACAAGAAGCTCCGGGCCAAGGACCGGCCGCTCGCCAACGACTTCGTCTCCGACGACGAGTTCGACCGGCTGCTCGCGGCGTGGTTCGGGAACATCACCCGCGTGCTGATCCCCGGAGGCACGTTCTACATCTGGGGCGGGTATGCCAACTGCGGCAACTACCCGCCGGTGCTCAAGCGGTGCGAGCTTTACTTCGCGCAGGCGATCATCTGGATCAAGGAGCACCCGGTCCTGACCCGCAAGGACTTCATGGGCAATCACGAGTGGTGCTTCTACGGCTGGAAAGAAGGCGCGGCCCATCGCTTCTTTGGCCCGGCCAACGTGCCCGACACCTGGTCGATCAAGAAGGTCAACCCGCAGAGCATGGTCCACCTCACCGAGAAGCCCGTCGAACTCGCGCGGCGTGCTATCGAGTTCTCATCGCGTCCCGGCGAAAACGTGCTCGACCTCTTCGGCGGCAGCGGCTCCACGCTCATCGGCGCGGAGATGACCGGGCGGCACGCGTTCCTCATGGAGCTCGATGCACTCTACTGCGATGTCATCGTGCAGCGCTGGGAGAAGTTCACGGGCCGCAAGGCGGAGCGACTCCCGGCAAAGGGTGTGGCCGAAGAGAAAGCCGCGACGAGCGTCGCGGCTGGGAGCAAGGCGTGATGAACGCCTCACTCGTCGTCGAGCGTGGGCAGAGCGCCGTCGGTCGCTTCGTCCCATTCAAGGGCGTAGCGCTCGGCGATGTCCTCGAGCTCGTGCTCGGTGAGATAGTCGGCCGTCTTGCGCTCTTGGCAGGCCGCGACGGCTCGGGCGAGGTCTGTCCACTCCTCGATCGTGACCATCCGGTCCTGCCGCGCTCCGAGCAGGTAGAGCGCGGCCTGCAGCACGGCATCGAGTTGGGCTTGGGTAGGCGCGGGCTGCGGGGCGGGGGTGGCGCTCATGGCTCAGGCTCCCTTCCCCGCGACAAAGACGCCGCGCTCGTGCTTCTTGAATCGAGCGGCGGTCCCCTTGGCGGCGATCTCGCGGATGATGGCGGCGTAGAGCGTGGCCTCGGGCGTCTTACCGCCGGGGCTCGTCCACAAGCCCTTCGCCTCCATCGCGGCGATCATCTCCTTGGCCCGCATCGGCACCTCGCTCGCGGCCAGCACCTGCGCCGCCGCGTCGAGGGCGCTGACGCGCTTGGGCTTGGTCTCCTTTGCGGGCTTCGGGGCCTTCGGCGTCTTGGGGGCCTTCTCGCCCTTGGCCTTCTTGCCCTTGGTAGCCGCGCCAAGGTTCGCGTTGTTGGCGACCTCCTTCTCGCTGGGCACCTCGTGGTCCTGCTTTCCGCTCGCCAGCCGACCGCTGATCTCGGCGAGCGCCGCCTTGCGGAGGCGGTCTGTCTTGGCGCTTCCCTCGGCGCGGGCGGCGCTCTGGGACATCTTCGGTGTGCGGGGGGTGCGGGGCTTGGCGGGCTTCTTCGTCTTCGTGCTCATGGTCATCTCCGAACTGGGGGTTGGAACTCCCGTCGCACATTGCGGCGGGTAAGCGTGGCCGTCGCGGTTTCCCGCGACGCCGCGTGGGGTCTGTCAGCAGCCCGCGACGCGCTCCATCTCGTTGAGCACGTCGTGGACCATCGAGTTGGTGGCGGCGGCCCGGCCCCGGCGGTCGGTTCCATAGACCACCTTGGCGACCTCGGCGGCCTTGGCGTAGCGGCTCTCTCGGTCCTCGTCGAGGGCGATGTGGGCGATGCAGATGTCCTGCCTGCCCGCTCGCCGGGTGTGCTGTTCGATCGTCGCTTCCGCCCCGCGCTCGGTGCGCCGGACGCTGATGTCTTGGTCGATGCCCTCGATCACGATCGTCTTGATGTTCATGGCGTTGCTCCTTTGGGGTGGGTGCATGGCGTGCGGTCACTCGGCTTCGTTCAGGAACCGCTCCATGTCGTCGCGTTCCATGTTGCTGAGGAACCCGACCGTGTCCATCAGGTCGCTGCGGACCTTGCCGAGGTTGCCGGTGATGCCCCAGTTGGTCGGGTCGGCTTTGGCCTGCTCGTCGTGCTTGTCGAGTTCCATCTGCAGCACATCGATCAGGCGGGCGATGTCGTTCCGCCTCGTGGCGTACATCTGGGCGGCGGTCGGTTCGGGCTTCGTGGTCTTGGTCTTGGGGGTGTTCTTCTTCATACTGGTACCTCTCGTCGTTTGGGGTGCGTGGTGTCTCCGGTAAACACAGAAGCCCGCATTTCGCGGGCTTCAGGTCGTCGGGGTGTTGGGCAGTTCAGGATTTCGTGGGCTCGTCGGGGCCGCCTCGCGGCAGGCGTCGGTTCGCCCTTGGCGGTAGCCCGTGTGCAGGCCCTCGTGGTACCCGGCCTCGAAGGCGTGGCGGACCAGGTCGCGGATCGACCAGACCGGGATCTCGTGGAAGTCGAGGCTGTCGCTCTTGCGGGTGTCGAGCGTTTCGAGCAAGAGCTCGACCTTCGCCCATTCCATCTCGGCGTCGAGCGCCTTCTGCTTGCTGATCCCGTCGAGGCTGGTCTTGGTGGTCTTCTTCGCGTTCATCGTCGTGGTCTCCGTCGCGTGCGGCCATCCCGCTCGCGTATGACACACATTCGTCGGCATCTGGCCAACAGGCAAGGCGTTGGGGCTGCATTTCTCGATGATTCTGCGACATGTGGGCAACTCTTCCGCCCATGTGGGCAAGTCCACGCGGGAGGTCCGCGATGACTCCCGAACACGCGCCTAGTTCCCAGCCAGCGGGGGGCGGACAGGGAATGTCCCGGCTCAACCCGGCGGCGATGCCCGTGGCGGACGCCGCCCGCGTGCTCACGCGGCTGGGCGGCAAGTCCGTGACGGACGCAATGCTCCGCGCCGACATCGATGCCGGCGCGCCCGTCAACGCAGATGGTTCGCTCAACCTCGTGCACTACGCGGCATGGCTTGTAAAGGAGATGTCCGCAGGTGGCGATTGACCCGCGCAAACTCAAGCCCGGCGAACTCGCGCGGCTACTCAACAGCACGACGCTGGGCGAGGTGATCAGCGAGCGGCAGCTCCACCGGCATCGCACGCGCGCCGGGTTCCGCGTCGCGGCCGACGGCGATGCGGGCAAGGTTGATCTGTTCCGATACGTGGCGTGGCTGGCGACCACGCGGCACGAGGCGATCGCCGAGGCTGCCAATGCGCCCGAAGGTCTGACGGGTTACGACGCGATGAAGGAGCGTGCCCGGCTCCGCAACGCGATGCTGTCGCTGTCGGGACGGGACATTGGTGATCTGCCGTCGGTTGCGGACCCGGCCAGGCGAGATCGAGCCGCGCGGGACTTCCGGTACTTCTGCGAGGCGTACTTCCCGCAGACGTTTCACCTGAAGTGGTCGGATGACCATCTCAAGGTCATCGCCAAGATCGAACAGGCGGTGCTCGAGGGCGGGCTGTTTGCGATGGCGATGCCGCGCGGCTCAGGCAAGACCTCGCTCTGCGAGATTGCGTGTCTGTGGGCGTTAGTGTACGGACACCGGGAGTTCGTGGCGCTCGTGGGGTCTGACGAAGAGCACGCGGCGGGGATGCTGGACTCGATCAAGGCGGAGCTGGAGAACAGCGAGATCCTCGGCGGCGACTTCCCAGAGGTCTGCCACCCGATCCGCTCGCTTGAAGGCATCCACCAGCGGGCTTCAGGGCAGCTCTACCAAGGCAAGCAGACCCACATCGGGTGGACCGCGCGAGAGATCGTGCTGCCCACGATCCCCGGCTCCGCAGCATCGGGGGCGATCATCCGTGTCGCGGGGATCACGGGCCGCATCCGTGGCATGAAGCACAAGCGTGTCGACGGTGTGAGCGTCCGCCCTTCGCTCGTGCTGATCGACGACCCGCAGACCGACGAGAGCGCTCGTTCGCCGTCCCAGTGCGCCAACCGAGAGCGCATCCTCGCTGGTGCGATCCTCGGCATGGCCGGCCCCGGACGGAAGATCGCCGGCTTGATGACGCTGACGGTGGTCCGCCCTGACGATCTGGCCGACCGCATTCTCGACCGCGACAAGCACCCGCAGTGGCAGGGCGAGCGGACCAAGATGGTCTACTCGTTCCCCAAGAACGAGAAGCTCTGGGCCGAGTACGCCCGCGTGCGGGCCGAGGGGCTTCGCGCCGATCGCGGGAGCATTGATGCCACGGCGTTCTACGGCAAGCACCGGACGGCGATGGACGAGGGAGCGGTTATCGCCTGGCCGGAGCGGTTCAACCACGACGAGTTGTCGGCCGTGCAGCACGCCATGAATCTCCGGCTACAGAACGAGGCAGCCTTCTTTGCCGAGTATCAGAACGAACCGCTGCCCGAGGTGGAGGTGGCCGACGACCTTCTGAGCGCTGACCAGATCGCAGCGAAGGTGAACGGACATGCCCGCGGGCTCGTGCCGCTTGGGTGTTCGCACCTGACGATGTTCGTGGACGTGCAGGGCAAGGCGCTGTTCTACCTCGTGGCCGCCTGGGAAGACGACTTCACGGGGCACATCATCGACTATGGCACCGAGCCGGACCAGAAGCAGGCGTACTTCACGCTTCGGGATGTGCGCCGGACGCTTGGGGCCGCTTCGCCACGCGCCGGCGTTGAAGGCGCGATCTACGGAGGTCTGGAGCGGCTCATCGAGGCGACGGTTGCTCGCGAGTGGCGGCGCGACGACGGCGCGATGGTCCGGATCGATCGATGCCTGATCGACGCCAACTGGGGTTCGTCCACCGATGTGGTTTACCAGTTCTGCCGCCAGAGTCCGCACGCCAGCGTGCTGACACCTAGCCACGGCAGGTATGTCGGTGCGAGCAGCCTCCCCTTCAGCGATTACAAGCGCAAACGCGGCGAGCGGGTCGGGCTGAACTGGCGTGTGCCGATCGTGACCGGAAAGCGGGCGGTGCGGCACGCCCTGTTCGATACCAACTACTGGAAGAGCTTTGTGCACGCGCGTCTCGCGGTGCCCATGGGCGATCCCGGCGGGCTCTCTCTGTTCGGGCTGAAGCCCGAGCAGCACCGGCTCCTGTCGGAGCATCTCACCAGCGAATACCGCGTGCGGACAGAGGGCCGGGGCCGCACCGTGGACGAGTGGAAGCTCCGTGTCGAAGGGCTCGACAACCACTGGCTCGACGGGTTGGTCGGCGCGGCGGTCGCCGCGTCCATGCAGGGCGCGGTGCTGTTTGGCACTGATGCCCGAGTGCCGAACCGGCCACGCATTCGACTGTCGGCCATCCGAGGAGACCGTCGCTGATGCCACGCTTGCGGCGAGTCGTCCCGACGGAGAAGGACCAGCCCCTCGGGCTGGTGTGTCGTGTCTGTGGATGCCAGCACTTCCGGGTGATCTACCTCAAGCGGATTGCCGGTGCGATTGTGCGCCGGCGGGAGTGCCGGCACTGCGGGCGGCGTGTCTCGACTAGGGAAGCCCAGGCGTAGCCCGTTCGATCTATCGAATGACTTGACCCAAGCGCTGCGCAAAGCGGACAGCGGCTCCAGCGACGGCGTATGTAGCCGGGAGACGTCTCGTCGTTTCGAGACGAGGAGCCTGCTGTGCCCGACGCCCCACCATCTCCGGATCCCGACCAGGCCCTCCGCGACGCCGCGTCGCAGCCTGCCAAGGCGTCCGTGGATGGTCAGTCTGTCGAGCAGCACCCGCTGAAGGACCAGATCGAGGCCGACCGCTACCTCGCGTCCAAGGCCGCCGCGAGGAAGCCCGGCCTCGGCATCAAGTTCGCCAAGCTCGTTCCGCCCGGTTCCACCTGATCCCGCTCCCCAATGCTCAAGACCATCGCCAACATCCTGAGCCGGGCCACGCGGGGAAGCACTCCCAGCGATCTCTCCCCCTCCTCCGCACCTGCGCGAGGCTCGCATGGACGCGAGCCGCGTGCGGGAGGCGGAGCACGTCGGCTCGTCGTTGCCAAGTTCGACTCCGCCAAGACCACACCGGAGAACCGCAAGCACTGGGCGAATGCGGACGGCCTCTCGCCCAACGCCGCGATCAACCCGGAGGTGCGGCGCGTGCTCCGCAACCGCGCCCGCTACGAGGTCGCCAACAACTCCTACGCCAAGGGCATCGTCCTCACGCTCGCCAACGACACCATCGGCACTGGGCCCCGGCTGCAGATGCTCACTGACGACGCCGACGCGAATGCTCGCATCGAGGATGCGTTCGAACATTGGTCGCGGGCGGTCGACCTTCCCGGCAAGCTCCGCACCATGCGGCTGGCCCGGGCAGAAAGTGGCGAGGCGTTCGCGCTGCTGATCAACAACCCCGGCATCGCGTCGGCCGGCTCGCCCGTCTCGCTTGACCTCAAGCTCATCGAGGCCGACCAGGTCTGCACGCCCTTGCTTCGCCGCGGGCGCAACGACGAGATCGACGGCATCGCGCTCGACGCGTGGGGTAACCCCTCCGCCTACCGCGTGCTCAAGCGCCACCCAGGCGACAGCGGCGTGTTCCGCACGCCCATTGACGACCTCACGGCCTACGACACGTTCCCCGCCTCGTCGGTGGTGCACTACTTCCGTCCAGACCGGCCCGGTCAACTCCGCGGCATCCCCGACATCACGCCGGCGCTCCCGCTGTTCGCGCAGCTCCGCCGGTACACGCTGGCGACCATCGCCGCCGCCGAAACCGCCGCCAACTTCGCCGCCGTCATCTACACCGACAGCCCTGCCAACGGCGAGGCCGATCCGCTCGAGCCGATGGACGAGGTCGAACTCGAGCAGCGTCTCGCCACCGTGCTTCCGGGCGGCTGGAAGCTGGGCCAGGTGCATGCCGAGCAGCCAACGACGACATTCGGCGAGTTCAAACGCGAGATCCTCAACGAGATCGCCCGCTGCCTGAACATGCCGTTCAACGTCGCGGCCGGCAACTCCTCGGGTTACAACTACGCCAGCGGTCGCCTTGACCACCAGGTGTACTACAAGAGCATCCGCGTCGAGCAGCACCACCTGCAGCTCGCCGTGCTCGATCGCATCCTGAAGGCGTGGTTGAACGAGGCGGTGCTTGTTGAGGGATTGCTTCCGCAGTCTCTGCGAACCATCGCCGCCACGCTGCCCGAGCACGCGTGGTTCTGGGATGGCGTCGAGCACGTTGATCCCGCCAAAGAAGCGAACGCCCAGGCCACCCGACTGGCCAACCACACGACCACGCTCGCCGCGGAGTTCGCCCGGCAAGGCCGCGACTGGGAGCAGGAGCTCCGCCAGCGTGCCAAAGAGCTCACGCTCATGAACGAACTCGGGCTCGCGCTGGCAACCGCACCGGCTGCCGCTCCGGCCGCGAACGCGCCCGCCGAGGACGCCGATCCCGCAGACCAAGTAGATGAGGAGACCGCCAGTGCCAGTCACCGCTGAATCCGCCAAGATCCTGCCCGCGCTCACGCTGACCGCGACGGCCGACATCTCGTTCACCGCTGCTGCGGAGGGTCAGAGTGCGCCGCTGCCCCGCTTCAAGATGGTCGCGTACACCGGCGGCGCGATGCGCGTCGCGGGTTGGCGGCACCCGGTGGTGATCGATCTCGCAGGCCTGGCGGTCCCGTCGCAGGCACGCCCCATCCGCTTCGGGCACGACCCGCTTTCAGGCGTGGGCCACACCGACGCGATCCGCGTCGAGGCCGGGCAACTCGTCGCCACGGGTGTGATCTCGCGTGACACGAGCGCCGCCAAGGAAGTCGTCGCGTCCTCGCGGAACGGGTTCCCCTGGCAGGCGTCCGTCGGCGCGAGCGTCGAGGAGTTCGAGTTCATCAAGGACAACCAGAAGGCGACGGTTAACGGCCAGGAACTCACCGGCCCGGTCAACGTCGTCCGCAAGGCCACGCTCGGCGAGATCAGCTTCGTGGATCTCGGCGCAGACGGCCGCACCAGCGCGAGCATCGCCGCGCGTCAGAACAAGGAGCCCAGCGTCATGGCCGACGACCCCACGACTTCCAATCCCACCCCGTCCCCAATCATCGCCACCGAGCAGACGCCCGAGCAGGTGCGAGCTGCAGCCCTTGCCGAGACCGCCCGCATCGCCGCCGTTCGCAAGGTCTGCGGCGGCAAGCACAGCGAGATCGAGGCCCAGGCCATCCGCGACAACTGGGATGCCACGCGCACTGAGCTCGAGGTTCTGCGTGCCAGCCGCCCCAAGGCCCCGGCCATCCACGCGCCCGACACCAGCGTCACCAGCGAGGTGCTTGAAGCCGCGTGCTTCCAGAGCGCCAAGCTCGAAGGCATCGAAAAGGTCTGCTCCACGCAGGCAATCGAGATCGCCGCCAAGCGGTTCCAAGGCGGGCTGGGCCTACAGGAACTCCTATTCGAAGCCGCGATCGCCAACGGTTACACCGGCCGCACGTTTCGTGACAGCCGCCGCGTACTCGAAGCCGCGTTCGGCCGGGGCATCGAGGCGGGCATGACCACCATCGACGTGGGCGGCATCCTCTCGAACGTCGCTAACAAGTTCCTGCTCGAGGGCTTCTTCAGCGCCGAGCGCGTGTGGCGGAGCATCTGCGCGGTCCGCAACGTCAGCGACTTCAAGACCGTGACCAGCTACCGCCTGGTCGGCAAGGACCAGTACGAGCAGGTCGCCCCCGGCGGCGAGCTCAAGCAGGGCACGCTCGGCGAGGAGACGTACACCAACAAGGCCGACACCTACGGCCTGATGCTCTCGATCGATCGCCGCGACATCATCAACGACGACCTCGGCGCGATCACCACGGTTCCCCGCAAGCTTGGTCGTGGCTCGGGCCTGAAGATCAACGACGTCTTCTGGACGGCGTTCATGAACAACGCCGCGTTCTTCAGCGCCGGCAACAAGAACTTCGTCTCGGGCGCGGACACCGCCCTTGGCATCGACGGCCTCACCAAGGGCGAGGTCGCCTTCATGGACCTCGTGGACTCCGACGGCAAGCCCACCGGCGTGATGCCCGCGATCCTGCTGGTGCCCACGGCGCTCTCGGCGATGGGCACGCAGCTCTACAAGAGCGTCGAGCTCCGGGACACGACCGCGAACACGAAGTTCCCCGTCGCCAACCCGCACCAGGGCAAGTTCCGCATCGAGGTCAGCCGCTACCTCTCCAACGCGCTCTACACCGGCAACTCGGCCAAGGCGTGGTACCTCCTCGCGGACCCCAGCGATCTGCCGGTCATCGAGATGGCGTTCCTCAACGGCCAGGAAGCCCCGACCGTCGAGACCTCCGACGCGGACTTCAACATGCTCGGCATCCGGATGCGTGGGTACCACGACTTCGGCGTCAACCTGCAGGACCCGCGCGGCGGCGTGAAGAGCAAGGGCGAGGTGTAAGCCATGCCCGTGCAGGGAAGCACAGGCGCTGGGGGGCTCGGCGGCGAGCTCCCCAGCGAACTCGGAAGCGGCATCGATCAGCAATCGGGCATCGACACCGATGGCCCACCAACAGATGGAGGTTCAGGAATGGCTTCAGGACCAGCAAAGTTCGTTCAGGAAGGCGGATCGATCGACTACACCCCCGGCGCTGACGTGCTCGTCGGAGCGGTGGTGGTACAGGCCGACCTCATCGGCGTCACGCAGGCACCGATTAAGGCGGGCCAGTTGGGATCGATTGCCGTCACCGGCGTCTTCGACTTCAACAAAGCGGTCGGCGCGGGCAGCGCCATCCCCGCGGGCACGCTCACGTACTGGGATGCGGCCGCCCAGAACGCCACCAAGAACGCGGCCGCCGGCGCGAACAAGCTGATCGGCAAGGCGGTGAAGGCCACCGTCGACGCCGACACCATCGTTCGCGTTCGCCTGCAGCAATAACCCCCCAAGGAGCACCTGTGGGCGACCTGCTCGATCGCGGCGCGGCATTCCTCGATGCCCTGCGTCACCAGCACCTCTCCCGCCCGGTCCTCTACCGGCGTGGCACGGACGAGAAGGAAGTCCAGGCCACCATCGGCAAGACCGAGTTCGAGCAGGCGGACGACGCGGGGCTCATTCACCGAGTGGAGTCGCGGGACTTCCTCGTGCGGACGGGGGACATGGATCTGGGCGCTGGCCCGATCCTCCCGCGGGCGGGCGATCAGGTGCGAGAGACGGTGGGTACGAGCGTGTTCGTGTACGAGGTCAATGCGCCGGGAGGGCAGCCGCCGTTCCGGTACAGCGACCCGTACCGCAGGGTTCTTCGGATTCACACCAAGCACATCGCAACGGAGTAACGATGGCAGACGGCAACGGACAGAACGGCAGTGCTCGGTGGGCGGGCGTGATCGTCACGGTCGTGCTCGCGGCGGGCGCGATGACCATCCAATGGGGCGTGGTGACCACCAAGCTCCAGCAGGTGGAGAAGCGGCTCGACGAGTTCATCGGCGAGGCCCGCAGCATCCGGGCTCAGTACGCCGAGATGGAACGCAAGATCTGGTTCCTCGAGGGCAAGCTCTCCGGGCTGACTTCCAACTCGCCGCGCCAGAGCGTGCCGACTACGGGCTCGCCCGTCGTCGGAGGTGGCCCGTGAGCACGATCGCCGCCCTCGCCGACGCCGTCGCGGCGCACGTGAGCGCCGGGTCCTTCGGGCAGCCGGTCACGGCCGTCCGCATGTACCAGCCCGCGTTCACGCTGGAGGACCTCAAGGACCTGCGGGTCTCTGTTGTCCCCCGCACGCTGCAGATGTCGCCGGTGACGCGGGACAGCCTGGCCATCGAGTACGTCGTGGATGTGGGCGTGCAGAGGAAGCTCCCCGCCGATGGGGCGGACGCGGCGATCGATGAACTGCTCGTACTGGTCGAGGCGATCGCGGATCACCTGCGGTTCAAGCGGCTGGAGGGCTTTCCCGACGCGGCGTGGGTCGGGATCAGCAACGAGCCGGTGGTGTCGAGCGAGGCGCTCGAGCAGCACCGGGTGTTCACGAGTGTCCTGAGTGTGACGTACCGCGAGCGGAGGTAGTGCGTGAGGAATGCCATCATCTTCAAAGTCGATCTGGACGGAGGCGACAAGCCGCTGTCGGCGACGAAGCTCGTGGCGACGTTCACGCTCACGGCATCGCACAAGAACACGCAGGACCTCTTGCTGTCGGATGGCAAAACGGACCCCATCGATGTTGCCCCGGGCACGCAGTACTACTTCGAGCGGGTGAACTTGGCGGATCTGTTGGTCAAGAGCAAAGGCGGCGAGACGGTCTTCGTGGTCGGCCACAGCGCCGAGTGAAAGGAGTCAGCGATGGCAATCAAGCTCGGCATGGAAGCCGCCCTGAAGTACAAGACGGGCGGCCAGGCAGGCGCAGGCGCATGGACGGCACTCGGCAACACACGAGACGTGACGCTGAACCTCGAGGCGGGCGAGGCGGACGTGACCACGCGAGCCAACAGCGGCTGGCGGGCCACGGTCGCCACGCTCAAGGAAGCGAGCGTGGAGTTCGAGATGGTCTGGGACACCGGCGATGCCGGGTTCACCGCGATCAAGAACGCCTTCTTCAACAACGACCCCATCGGCCTGCAGATCCTCGATGCGGCCGCGGGCCAGGGCCTGCAAGCGGACTTCTCGATCACCAACTTCAGCCGCAGTGAAGCCCTCGAAGAGGCCATCACCGTGTCGGTGACCGCAAAGGTCACGTACTCAGCGACGGCGCCTTCATGGATCGGTTCGTAAGCCCGGCGGCGAAGTCGGTGCAACAGGTGTTCAACGGCTGTGCAACCGGCACAGCGTCCCAACGGAGGCAAGGATGCGGCAGTTCAAGGACAACGCGGGTCGTACCTGGACGGTGGACATCAACGTCGCCACGCTCAAACGCGTGCGCGGGCTCACGGGCGTCGACCTCATGCAGGTCATCGAGGGGACGCTCATCGAGAAGTTCATCCGCGATCCCGTGCTCCTGTGCGACGTGGTGTACGCCGTGTGCAAACCCGAGGCGGACGCCGCCAAGGTCTCGGACGAGGAGTTCGGTAAGGCAATGGCGGGCGACGCGATCGAGGCCGCGACGGGCGCGGTGCTGGACGAACTCATCAGTTTCTGCCCGAGCCCGAGGGACCGGGCCAACCTCGGGCGGGTGCTCCAGGCCACCAACCGCGTGATGGAGAAGGCCCGCGACCTGACGGAGAAGCGGATAGAGACGCTGACCAGCGAGAGCGAGCTGGACAAGCTCGTGAACCGGATGGTCCCCGAGCCGCCGACGCCTGGAAGTTCGTCTACCAGTGCGCCGGAGCCCTCGGCCTCGACCCCGGGCCCCTGACGCTGCGGGAGTTGGTCGCCATGCTCGACGGCCGCCAGCGCCACGACTGGTCGATCGCCGCCGCCGTCATGTCCGTGGTGGCCAACACCGCACGCGATCCCAAGCGATCCCGCCTGCTCAAGCCCGCCGACTTCGACCCATTCCACAAGCCCCAGCGACCCGTCAAGGTTGACGTGTCGGTCCTCAAAGACGTGTTCATCGACCGCCGCATGCCGGAGGTCGCCAAGGAGACTCGTGCATGAAGAGCCTGACCACCCGCCATTACGTCTATCTCGGTGCCCTGATCCTGCTGTCGCTCGTGCTCGCGTCGTGCGCCGGTCTGGACCTTGGCGACATCGTCAAAGTCAAGACGCCCAACACGATCCAGCAGACCACCGGTCTGCCATCGACGCTGAGTCTCAACGAGGCGGAGGTTGAGTACCAGAACTGGTTCAACCTCACGCAGACGACCGGCGCGCAGTGGAAGGGCAACATCGAGAAGGCCGGCGAGATCCGCGGGCTGCTGGGACAACTCACGCTCTCGGCCCTCGACACCGTCGGACCGACCGTCGCGGGCCTGCCCGTGCTCGGGCCGGCGCTGCCGGCGCTCACCGGCATCGTCGGACTGTTCATCGGGTCAGGTCGTCTCCGCAAGGAGAAGGAGGCGTCGTTCAACAAGGGCCTGGAGAAGGGCAGCGGTCTCGCTGGCACCGGCGGCGGGAATGGCGGTCCGGTTGGGGGGGCGGGGAGTGGTGCGTGATCACCATGCGGATCAAAGACATGTTCTTCGATCGCCACGTCGTCATGGCGGCGGTCGACAACGCCAAGCGGAAGGTGCTCAGCAAGGCCGGCGCGTTCATCCGCACGGCGGCGAAGACGAGCATCCGCAAACGCAAGGGGTCGGCTCCTCCCGGGGCCCCGCCCCATTCGCACGAGGGCAGCCTGCGTCGGCTGATCCTGTTCGGGTACGACAAGCCCAACGACTCGGTCGTCGTCGGGCCGGTGGGATTCAAGAAGAGCGAGGCACCGAGTGTGCTCGAGTACGGCGGCGACACCGTCGTGTTCCGCAGGCGCGGTGGCAAGCTCACATCGCAGAACGTCAAGATCGCGCCGCGGCCGTACATGGCCCCGGCGCTTGAGAAGGAGCGGCCAAACCTGCCGCTCTTGTGGCGGAACTCGATCAAGAAAGGGTGATTGAACGTGGCCGATACGCGGGGCATCCGAGCCGGACGAGCCTTCATTGAGCTGGGCGTCAGCGACAAGCTGTCCGCCGGGCTCAAGGCGGCCCAGAAGAAGCTCGAAGCCTTCGGCGCGGGGTTGCGGTCCATCGGCACCAAGATGGCGGGGATCGGTGTCGCGGCGATCACGGCGCTGCTCGGCACCGCGAAGGTGTTCTCTGATTCGGGCGATGCGCTCGACAAGATGAGCGCCCGCACGGGCGTGAGCGTTGAGGCTCTCAGCGAGCTCGGCTACGCGGCCGACCTCTCCGGCACGGACATGGAGACGCTGGAGAACGGCCTCCGCGTCATGCAAAAGACTCTGACGGAGGCGTCGCAGGGCTCTAAAGGGGCGAACGAGGCCCTCGGTCGGCTCGGCCTGACGGTGCAGGACCTCGCCAAGCTCTCGCCGGATGAGCAGTTCAAGCTGCTGGCCGACCGGATCTCACAGATCCAAGACCCGGCGCTCCGGGCCGCGATGGCGATGGAACTCTTCGGCAAGGCGGGAACCAAGCTCCTGCCGCTCATGGCCGACGGGGCCGCGGGCATCAACGAGATGCAGGAACAGGCCCGCAAGCTCGGGCTCACCGTCAGCACAGAAACCGCTCGCGACGCGGCGGAACTCAACGACGCGCTGGGCACGCTGTGGAAGGTCCTCAAGCAGGGCGTGTTCACCATCGGCGGGGCGCTCGCACCCACCATCAAGGACCTGACCGAGCGGATCACCCGCATCGTCGTGAGCGCCACGGCGTGGGTGAAGGCGAACAAGGAAACGGTGGTCTGGGCGCTTAAGGTCGCGGCGGCGGTCGCCGTTGCGGGGATCGCCATCATCGGGCTGGGCTACATCATCTCCGGCATCGGCGCGGCGCTGGGCATCGTGGCTGCCGTCATCGGCGGGATCGGCACCGCGTTCAGCCTGATCGGAGCCGCGATCGGCGCGATCCTCACGCCGGTCGGCCTGACCATCGCCGCGATCGTGGCGCTTGGCGGCACATTGCTGGTCGTCACCGGCGCGGGCGGCGAGGCGCTGTCGTGGCTCGCGGAGAAGTTTACCGAGCTGCGAGACTGGGTCGGCAAAGTGGTCGGCGGCATCTCCGACGCCCTCGCGGCCGGAGACATCGCGCTGGCCGCCGAGATCCTGTGGCTGTCGCTCAAGGTCATCTGGCAACAGGGTGTCGCGGCGCTGAACAAGGCGTGGCTGGGGGCGAAGGAGTTCTTCGTCTCCACGGCGTACTCCATGTGGTACGGGGCGCTGGCCGCCGCCGAGATTGTGTTCCACGCGCTTGAGGTCGCGTGGATCGAGACCACCGCCTTCCTCTCCAAGACCTGGACGAACTTCGCCACCGGCTTCCAGATGATCTGGGAGGAAGCATCGTCGTGGGTCGCCAAGCGGATGCTGGAGATTCAAGGGCTGTTCGATGACGGGCTCGATGTCGAAGCCGCCAAGAAGGCGGTGGACCAGCAATTCGAGTCCCGGCTTGTCGAACTGGAGAACGCTGCCCAGCAGTCGGTGGCCGCACGCGACAAGGAACGCGAGGCCCAGCGCCGCGACGCCGCCGCGATGCATGAGGCGACGCTCGCGGGCATCGGCCAGGACTTCGAGAACGCGCAGGAAGCCTTGCGCAAGGACACGGCCGCAGGACTCGCCGAGTCGCAGGCCGCGTTGGACGCCGCCAAGCAGAAGCTCGCCGCCGCGATCGAGGAGGCCCGCAAGAAGCGCGAGGCTGCCGACGCCGAGAAGGGACCGGGTCGTCCGCAGCGTGACTTGCTGGCCGACTTCGAGGACCGGCTCTCGGGACTCGGCGCGGCCATCGGCAAGGGCATCAGCGTCACTGGCACGTTCAGTTCCGCGGCTGTCTCAGGGCTTGGCACTGGTGGCGATGCCGCCGAGCGCACGGCCACCGCCACGGAGGCGACGGCCAAGAACACAAAGCGCCTTCTCGATGCAAGCGTGGACAACGGAATGCGGTTCGCCTGAGCCCCGCCCCAAGAAAGGAGGTCATCACTCGTGCCGGTTGAGGTCTTTGAGAAGTTCGAGAGCCGCCGCTCCACCAAGGCGAACCAAGTCTCGCAGTCCTCTGCGGAGCTCGGGTACATCGTGCGCGGCACCGCGGATGATCTCGTGGCCCGCAGCGCGGCGCAGACCGCCTCGCCCGCGACCTACGACAGCCTCGCCCGGCAGAACGTGCAGATCGAACCGCTTGGGCCGCAGCTCTGGGACGTGACCGTCCGCTACGGCTCCAGCGATAGCGGCGGGAACCCCACGCCCAGCGAGGCTTCATTCAACTTTGAGACCGGCGGCGGCACGCAGCACATCACCCAGAGCAAGGACACGGTGCAGGCGCGGGCGGCATCCGGATCGACCGCACCGGACTTTGGCGGCGCGATCGGCGTGACCGCCGACGGCGTCGAGGGCGTGGATATCACCGTGCCCGTGTATCAGTTCTCCGAGACGCACTACTTCAGCGATGCGCAGGTGACCGGTGCGTACAAGGGCGCGATCTTCAGTTGCACCGGTAAGACCAACGCCGGCGGATTCAAGGGCTTCGCTCCCGGCGAAGTGCTCTTCCTGGGCGCGACCGGCTCGAAGCGTGGCGATGGTCCCGACGACGACTGGGAGATCACGTTCCGGTTCGCGGCCAGTCCCAACGAAACTGGCCTCTCGGTCGGCTCCATCACGGGCATCAGCAAGAAGGGGTGGGAGTACCTCTGGGTCCGCTACGCCGACGCGGAGGACACGGGGTCCGGCGCGATCATCAAGAAGCCCATCGCCGCCTACGTCGAGCGCGTGTACGACGACGCCAACTTCGGAGCACTGGGAATCTGAGTCCCTCCAACCATGCCTGACGACCTGCGCAAAGTCCGATCCGGTGATCCCCTCCGCCTCCCCGCGGGCGCGTACAACGCGTTTGTCGATGCGGCTGTGGACCTGCGCCGGCGTCAGGGTCGCGGCGAAGCCGTCGCGGGCCCGCTCGTCGAGTCTGCCCAGCGCGGCATCGTGCTGGTCCGCAACGACTCCGGCGACGAGATTGAGCCGTACCACGCGATGGCGATCACCGGCGTGCTCGTCGAGCCCGGCGAGGACGACCAGGAACGAACATTCCAGAGCCGCACGCCGCTGACGGGCGACATCGCCACGGAGGAGACGGCAGGCCCAGCGTTTGTCGTCGCACTCCAGCCGATCAAGCCCAACAAGCTGGGGCGCTGCGTGCTGACCGGCGTGACGGTGGCGCGGGTGTTCATCACCAACGAGACGGACACGACCTGCGAGCTGGCGGCCGAGGAGACGGTCCTGGCCAGCACGCCCATGGGCGGCATCCCGATCCTCTGGAAGGAAGAGGGCACCGGCGAGAAGTGGGCGGTCCTTGAACTCGGCCGTCCGTCGCCCGGGCGCGTGACCGCGATCCTCGGCGCTGCCCAGGCGATCCCGACCGAGCGCAACCGCTGGCGCTATCCGTGGGTGGAAGCCCAGATCGACGGCAACCCCGGCAGCGAGACCTATCTCCGGTACGTGCCCATCGAGGGTGGCCTGTCGTCGCAACTCGCAAGCGGCGGTGAAGACCCCACGCGGCTGGCGCTCAACCGATTCGAGGCCCACCACATGAACGATTCGGAGCCGGGTTCCGGCTTCGGTGGGTTGCTCGGGCTCGGCCCGGTGTGCGAGTTGCCCGGCGTGCTCCCCAAGTGCCCGCCCGCGCGGTCGCTCAAGCCCAAGCTCGTGCCCATCCCCGAAGGGGTGTGCGTGCAACTCACCTGCGAGCGCAACAGCAAGGGCAAGCCGGTGTGGGTCTTTGAGGCCATGAGCCTCATCGAGATCGCCGACCCTGCCGACGAGGACCGCAAGTTCAACATCTACATCGGAGGTGCCGAATGACGACGACCCCGACGATTCTCGACACTCGCCGCGAGAAAGAACGAGCCAAGTACGTGGCGCTGGCCGCCAAACCTGGCTCGACGTACGGCTCGACCAACCATGGCAAGCTCGCTGTTCCGATCATCCAGAAGTTCAAGCCGAGGTTTGTCGTGGACTTCGGATGCGGCCGCAACGACCTCGTGCGTGACCTGCGCCGCCTGGGGATCGACGGCCTGGGTGTGGACTTCGCGTTCCCGGATGCCGACCTCGTGCGTCCCATGCACAAGACCGCGCTGCACGCAGCGGTGGCGGACGTCGTCACGAGCTTCGACGCACTCGAGCACCTGCTGCCCGAGGATGTGGACGCGGTGCTCGCGGAGATGCGCCGTGTGGCCAAGCCGCGCGGCCACTTCGTGTTCTCGATCTGCACCCGTCCTAGCAAGACCACCGTTGCCGGCGAGGGTCTGCACCCGACGGTGCGCCCGCTGGATTGGTGGCTCGACAGAATCGGCCGTGTCGCCACCGTGATCAACCCGCGGGCTGATCGGCGGTTCATCGTCGGGCGATTCAAGGGCGGAAGTGATGGGGGGTGCTGCGGTGCGTGAGAACCAGTCTGACATCGCGGCGCTCCAGGCCGGTCTGAAGGCGCGCAAGCCGTCGCGGGATGGCCTGCGCCTCTACACCGCCGACTTCGACTCCGTGTCGCTCGGCGGGTTCTACCGCGGGCGTTCGGCGTTCCTGATCCTGTCGGGCCCATCGCTCACCCAGATCGACCTCTCGGCGCTCAACAAGCGCGGCATTGTCACGATGGCGGTGAACAACGCCTGGGCGGTGCATCGTCCGACGCTGTGGACGTGCGTTGACGATCCCGGCCGCTTCATCGATACCGGCTGGAAGGACCCGGGCATTCTGAAGTTCGTGCCCACGTGCATGTGGGACAAGCGGCTCCGCATCCAGGGCGCTGACGGAGCGATGCGCAACAGCGCGTTCAGGGTCCGGCAGATGCCCAGCGTGATGTTCTTCCGCCGCGCAGATCACTTCGACCACGAACGGTTCCTGACCGGAGACAGCGTCCCGTGGGGCAACGACGCCAAGAACCCCGACTCTTTGGGCATCACCGGCAAGCGCTCGGTCATGCTCGTGGCACTCCGCCTCCTGCACTACCTCGGATTCTCGACGGTGTACCTGGTCGGCTGCGACTTCAAAATGGCCGAGGACCGCAAGTACGCCTTCGCCGAGAACCGGGCGGCCAACGCGATCCGGCACAACAACGTGCTCTATGACTCGCTGGCACGGCGATTCGAGGCACTCAAGCCGCATTTCGAGAAGCACCGCTTCCGCGTGGTGAACTGCTCGCCCGGCAGCGAACTGCAAGTCTTCGAGCGCATGGAGTTCGCCGACGCCGTCGCGGCCGCGTCGGCCGAGTGCGGCAAGCCGGTGAACACGCAGGGCTGGTACGAGCCCAACCCCATCACCAGACCTCAGGAGGCCGCACGATGAGCGACGGCCCCACCCGCTACTACCTCTATATCCCGGTCTGGGCCACGGGCCGCGCTCCGCAAGGCGGCGGTTCGAGCAACTACTCGACGCCGTCGGAGTCGCCCGACTCGTCGTACAGCACGTACTCGACGCCCACCAGCACGCCGAGCATGCCGCCGAGTTACTCGACAACCGGCGACGTGATTTACACGACCGGTCCGGGTGGCACGCCGACGTTGACGTTCTACACCACGGATGCGTTCACCAGCAACACGCCGGGCACCACGCAGACGCCATCGAGCAGCGGGCCGATGTCATCGAGCGGTTCGGGTAGCACGCCGACGAGCGACACCCCGAGTTCCATGTCTTCGAGCTCCTCGGGCTCAAGCATGAGCAGCTCCGGCGGCGGCAGTTCGTCGGGAATGAGCTCATCGGGCGCTTCGTCCGGCATGAGTTCCGGGGCGTCCAGCGGAATGTCGTCGGGGGCGAGTTCTGGCATGTCCTCGGGCGGCTCTTCGGGAGGATCGTCCGGAGGGGGCAGTTCCGGCGGCGGCTCGTCGGGCGGGGGCGGGTCCAGTGGCGGCGGGAGCGGTCCAGGCGGCTCGGGTCCCGGAGGCTCCGGCCCTGGCGGTTCTGGGCCGGGAGGGTCGGGCCCTGGGGGAAGCGGGCCTGGTGGTTCTGGGCCAGGAGGATCGGGACCCGGATCCAACTGCGTGCTGGCCGGGACGCCGGTGCGGCTGGCCTCGGGCCAGACCGTGCCGATCGAGCGTCTCAAGCCGGGCGATCGCATCGCGGCGCTCGACGTGGCGGGCCTGGATCGCGATGTGCCGTGGCGGGCGCAATACCAGTGGCTGCGCCAGCGAGCCGAAGCGGTGCTCACGCCGGTCACCGGCTCCGTGGCCAGCATCAATGTCGGCACGCACGATGGGTTCATCACCATCAACCGTCGCCTGCGACTCACTCCCGAGCACCCCGTGCTCCTGCGGCGCGGCGATGAGGTCGGGTTCGTGTCGGCGGAGTTCGTTCTCGTCGGCGATTATCTCGTGCGGCACGACCTCAGCGAAGAGCGTGTCGAGACGATCAGCCGCGCCGGCGATCGCGTCACCACGGTCGCGGTGCATGTGCCCGGTCTCAACGTGTTCCTGGCCGACGGCGTTTGGATCCACAACGACATGCCCGCGACGCAGGCGACCGGGTCGGGATCGGCGTCAGGATCAGGGTCTGGCTCTGGCTCGGGATCAGGCTCCTCGAGTGGTAGCGGGTCCGGCTCCGGCAGCGGCAAGTCCAGCGGCTCGTCCATGTCGAGTTCTGGAAGCTCGTCGGGATCTGGCAGTTCGTCTGGTTCATCGAGCGGCAGCGGGAGCGAAAGTGGCTCGGGCCCGCCCGGCTCAGGCTCGGGGTCCGGCAGCGCCCAGCAGTCCGTGGCGCTCGGTGAGGGTGCATCGTCGTTCATCGAGGGAGGCATGGAGGGCGTGCCGCCCGCCAAGTGGCAGAAGAGTGGATTGAGCAGTGGCATCGAAGAGGAGGTGAAAGCATGATCCCGAAGGTCATCTACACGGCCGACTTGTCCGAGTCCCGTGATCGTCAGCGGCTTGCTGCGTGGAAGCACGCATGGCAGACGCTGCACCCCGAGTGGGACGTCGTCACATTCACGCTGGAGAACAGGCCAGCGATCCTGAACCACGATCAGTGGCAGCAGACGCTCGACCTCAGCGAGCCCGCGGCGTCGGCGGCGCGGCTCAACCTCCTGCGCTACGAAGTGCTCGCCCGCGAAGGCGGCGTGTTCGTCGATCCCGAGCGCCTGCCGCTGCGCCCGCTCGATGAACTCGTCGCCGGGGTCGGCGCGTTCTGTTCCACGATCGCCAGCCACGGCGCGAGCCGCCCGCACATGCTCTCGCCGTCGGTGCTCGGCGCGACGCGGAACCATCCGATGCTCTGGCATGCGATCCGCGACCTGCCGCACTCGGTGCTGGTCTATCGCGGTGTGTGGGACCAGAGCGGCCCGGGGTTCCTCACGCGCGTGGTCCGCGACCACGGACACTTCCGCGACGTGGTGCAGTTCCATTGGGCTCTGTTCGAGCAGGGCGAGGAAGTCGCCAAGGCTCACGGCGGCGCGTTCGGGTTCGTGACCGGCAAGACGGCGGAGGTCGCGGCTTGA